TCATTTCTTTTCTCAGCAGACAATGCGTCCTCAGCGTAGGCCTTAACTTTAAAAAGTCTGTCTGACATTCCGTTTACTACGATGTCGACAAACTTTGGGATTATAGGTACGGGTGACCAATCTAAATTGAGATAACTTAAGTCGCCATCTATTGCTAATTCATTTTTGTATTTTGCTACGGATTGCTCTCCTCTAGCATACAAACGTAATCGCATGAACTCGCTCCATTGACTATAAAATCTACATGAGCCGCTGTCTCTTCTAAACCATTCGTATTGTATTGCTTGACCTATTTGTAATCCATACTCTACAGTGTCTTTTGTAGCGTCAGAAACAAATTGATCTGGAAATGCAGCAGCCTGTATATCTATTGTTACTTCTTTCATTTATTAAGTAATTGACTTACTGAGTTCTTGTTGTTATATCTTGCAAAGTTAATGCTTATTTTTGATTGTTTTTGAACGGGTGTATACAAGTGCTTTTGATTTGCCATAATTGCTAAACCAGAACTAATTGCAGCATCAAACTTTGTTCTGTTTGTTATGTCAAATTTAGCCCAGTCTTCTAGTGTTCTTTGAAAATACATACTACCTATATCGTCTTTTTCTCTATAATCTCCTTCAAAATCTAATCCTACATATTTCTCAATATACGACTCAATCGCTGAGGCGTGAGATTGCTTAACATCTTCAGATGAATTTGGAATACCTCCTAATTCTCTTTCAGTCTTAGATAACTTATTATAAGTTTTATCCGGTCTGTTTAAACAAAAGCCTCGGTATCCTCTATTTTTAAAATGATACAATAAACGAGGTTTATTATTTTCACATAATATTGGCATGCCATAAAATATACACGCCATTAAAACTTCTTCAAAAAATATCTCAGCGGTTTGAGGTCTGGCAATATATTCTAAAAAGAATTCATTACTAGGCGCATCATCCATATTAAATTTTGTCTGTCCATGTAAAGCTCCGTTAGAACCTTTACCTACTACAACTCCTGAAATATCATAAGAGTCACAACCAAACGATCCAATATGTTCATTCCCTGGATACATCTTTCCACCCTTCGTAATCACATTGTTTTGAAGAGAAGCTTTAGGGATGTAAGTTACAAAAAATCTACCTCTTTTATTTGGGCTCCAGATTACCTTAGAATCTTTTATACCATCTTTCCAATGAAAAGATCCTTGTGTCATAAAATGCCCCATGTTTATAGAGTCATTATAATCTATTTGTTGGTATATTTTAGTTAAATTAAACAACGACTGTTTGCTTTCATCTCTAAAGGCATGTGATTCTGTTCTTGGAAACTGTCTATAAAATTCATTTAAAGCATCAGGATCAGAAGTTAATGATTCAACCTCATTGCTCCAGTAGTCTACAGCACCTTGTTTAATAGGTTCTTTGTCTATTCCTTTAACAGGCTTGTCAGGATTTTTGAATACAGGCATGCCATACATGTCAATAAACCCCTCCATATTCCACTCCATAGGAATAAACAGATTATATAAACCGCTTTTTGTTTGTCCGTTAGAGTTTCTGTTTCTGCAATCAGATGACTCAAATAAATCTTTAAAATTTCTACCACCTTTATCTAACGCATTTGATGTAGATCCCATCATACACTTACCTATAACTTTACTACCTAATCTCAAACATGTTTTAGTAACACGCCAGTTATTTAATATATTTTCTGGCCTCTCCCATTTACCGCTTTCATCATGTATTAATAGTTGTAATTTTTCACCATCATAACTGTTATCAGATGTGTTCTTCCAGTCAATTGTTGTGTCTAATCCCTCAAGCTCCTCTTCACTTACTGTATACATATTCTTTTTAGTAATCTTAGAAGCTGGAACTCTATAAGCCAATTCTGTTTTAGGCTTATCCATACCGTCTTGTATAGGCTTAAAAAAGAAAGGATAGTTGTTTGATATAGGTACTATCTTGTCAGTAAACATCTTCTTTGCATCCGCACCAGTTTTTGATAGTATACCTATTCTAGAATCTTTAGTAATTGTAGCTGTATTCACGCCCTCACACGAGCTCATAAATGAAAATCCTGAACGTCTTATTTTTAAGTAACACATACCAAAACTTCTTTTATCAGCTTTGCATGCCTCCCAAAATATATAAAACAAACGATTTGCTTCTCTAAAGTCTGGATGGCCAACGTCAATCTTTGTCCATTGTAAATACATGTAATGTGTTCCTGTAATGTAAGTAGGAACCCCGTTATTCATAAACCAAAAACCCTCTTCTCTTTTATCAAACTCTTGCTCGATATAATCCACCCATTTGTTTTTGAATTGTATTGGCGCTTCATGCCACTGAAATATTGACTGTATTCTTTTTAGTTCTTTACTTATTTCAGACGCTTCCCAATATTGATCTTCTTTCTTTTTTGACCTTGAGTATACTTTTGTAGGAGGTTTTGGTAGCGCAATATGCAGGCCATTTATTTCTATAACATCACCTATTTGACCTGATTTAGATATAACAACAAAATTATATTTTTCGTTATAACCATAAACCCAAGTTCTTGCTTTATTTTTTGTAGATAAAACATTTTTTGGAACTACTCTAGTTAGTGTAGTATATAAGTTATTTAGATCTTGATTCAGCAAATCCTTTAGGTGTGTTATTTTTAGTTACATCTATACCCTCTAGTAATTGCTTTTCGTCTTCTATACGTTTTAAGATTTCAAAAGCATCAAAGATGGCTAGTTTTTTTGTAGCTGCCGCATTCTTTAATCTATCCGCCGCCAGCTCATCATCCTTATCATATTTAATAATATCTTCTTTTGCTACTTTGATTAGTTGTATAACAGCCTTTTCACCGGCCTTTATGATTTGTTCTTTAATTTCTTTTGTATTCATTACATAATCATAGTTATGTTATCTGTAAACATTCTATATAGCTTTTCATCTTCTACATAAAACTCATACTCTGACTCTGGAGTAAAAGACACTTCGTCTCCCACCCTTACACCTAAGTTTTTTAACTCTTGGTTATTATATTTTACAATACCCATTAAAGGTTCTTCTTTACCAGTCTTTCCTAAAAAAGATTTTTTTGGCGGTATAGGTTTTATAAAACAATATTTAGAATGGCTTTTCCACTCTTCTTTATTATAATACAAAAAAAATTGATCAAAGTCAATAAAGAATAAATCATCTTTGAAAAAGCTTTTACCACTTTTCTCACGCCCATACATGTCATTGTAATATTTAAAAACATTATGATGAACTAAAAGTATATCTCCTATATTAACATCTCCTGAATAATTTATTGGAGTTGACACCACCTGCGCATAGCGATTAGCTGTTTTGTGATCTTCTTTAGATACGCTAATTAAAAAATCTAAGTCGCCTATTTTCTTTATGTTATCATACCTAGTACCATTTACAGGACGTACAATAAATGAGAATGGAGACTGCATTAAAAGTTTATATTATATTCTAAAGAGATAGGCATTGTAGTTTTAAACTCTTTCCATATAAGAATTTCTTGATTTTTTTCTATCCAGATTTTATATGATTTTGAAGATGCGTCGTGTTGTATTAAATGAATTACATAAGATCCCCCAAGTACATCTTGCCCTGTTATATAGTGCATAGCTCCAGACTTATAGTCTGCTCCTATTGAAATCTTTCTAATGTCCATTTAATTAAAATGTAGAATCTAATTTTAGCTTTCTGTATGTAATATTTATATATAAAGTTCCATTTCCATCGCTTGGACTAGCAAGTCCGCCTAATGTTATTCCTGCGTTTTCTGTAATAAACTCAGCAGGTGAAGGATCATTTTTATATACTTTTTTACTTGCAGCATTTAATAAAAGTAGTGGCAACGGCTCTTGAATAGCGCCTTGCGTTATATTTAAAGTGTTTACAAAATTATAAGGAGTTGATCCTGGAATGATTAAACTTACAATCTGGCTAACATCATACACATAACCGTCTCCAGGAGGAGCTAGCAATGTGTATGGTTGTGCTGCAATTACTTTTAAATACGTTTCAGGAATAGCTATTGTAACAGACGTAGTATTTAAACCAAATAAAGTCTGTAAGTTTTCTAACGTACAAGTTTTAGTGTTTAAATTGTTTTCTGCATCAGTTAGCACAAAGTAATCCGGCAGTGTAGGAATTATACTTGAGTACGCTGTGGTATTACTTATTCTAGCCATTGTTTTATTTTATAGGTTCTGCTTCTACTGCTTGCGGTTTTTTAGTGACAATACCTGTTGCTAAATCAATAACAGCATCTTGCCCATATTTCTCCGCTAATTTTTTCTCTTCAATACCAAACGCACCTCTTAAGTCTTCTAAAGCTTTTAGATTCATTTGCTGTCTTAATACATTATCAGCAATCTCTAGTTTAGCTTTAGTAAAGTCTTGGTTTAGTTCTTGAATTTTTTTTAATTCGTCTTCAGTTAATTTAATTTCACTCATTTTAATTTATTTTTAATGTTAATTTTATTTATGTAAATATAGTAAATATATTATTCTTCTTCAACCGGCGGAATAGGTGTTGGGTTGTCCCATGTAAAGTATAAATCCTCATCAATAGGATGCTTCTCTAAATCTATTTGCTTAGATAAACTTGCTTCCATATCACTTACAGGTAGCCCTGCTTTTAACCAGCTAATAACAACATTCTCAAATCCTTCGTCATCTGCGTAAGGAACAAAAGGTGTTGATGGATCATACTGTAAAGAGTAAGTTCCTATTTGACTAGCGGTGTATTGCGAGTCTTTGTCGTCTTGAGCGGTATACGTCCAGTGTACCGTGTAGATTACGTTTTGATTCCCATCTTCTTCTATACGGGCGTTCATTTGATTTATTGTCCATTTATAAAAATTTGCCATTCTTTAATATTTTTACAAAGATAATTATTTATTTTTTAATAATTCTATTTCTGCTTTTAGTTCTTGTATTGCTTTCATTAAATATACATTCATTCCTGATGGATTAAATAGATACCTTTCTTCTCCACTTTCTTTATCTTCAACTAAAGGATATGCTTCTGGAAATTTATCAACTTCATTTTGGGCTATATAACCTTTTAGTTTTCCATCACTATCTTTTTGAGTTTTAAAATGAAACTCCTTAGGTTGAATGTCTTTAAATTTGTCTAAAACATTTTCATCCCAATCAGTAATATTTTTTTTCAACCTTTCATCTGAGCCACTTGTATTATATGAGGTAGTATTACTAGATGAGTTAGTTGTAATTTGCCCACTTGCTCCACCCGCATTTGATTCAAATATAATCATTCCAACATTTGCACTTAACCCTGTACCATTTCTAATAACAAAAATATTTGCTGTGCTTGTTCCCTGCATCAAGGTTGTATAACTATATGGATTTACTATTAAATGTGGCCCATTGCCATCACCTGCTACTTTACCAAACAGTGCTTTATGATCATGATCAAGTTTTAAAGTTATTTCTCCACTTCCTCCATCATTATTATAAAACTCTAAGTCTCCAATATCATCTGCACTTCCTCTAACTGACCTAATAGAACACATTGCATCTGCTTCATTATAACTATGAAAATCAATTCTACCAACATTGTCTGTTGCATTGTTTCCTAATCCTGTTATTTGTAAAATACCCTCGCCACCTGATGTGCTTCCTTTTATTGATAATATAGTATTACTTGCACCAAAACTTCCATTGTTAGAAGGATTTCCAAACATTACTTGAGTTCCGGTTCCTTCTTTAAACATCATTTTATATACTCCATGCGTAATGTCTCTAAGGCCAAAATAATTATTACTAACTCCTGATTGACCTAAAGACCATAACCAGCTTTGAGATCCTCCCGAAACTCTTGTCATTCTAATTCCACATTTATCAGTATCAGCTGTAACATCGTATTGGTTGTAAATATGTAAAACGGCTGACGGTGTGGTTTTAATTCCTACGTTTCCAACCTTGTCTATTCTCATTTGCTCAACTACAGCGGATCCCCCTGTTTGTGTCATAAATGTTAATGCAGAGCCCCCATTACCATCAGATTCTTGATGTACAGAATTTATTCTTGTTTCTACAAGTTGAGAAGCTGAACCGCTCCAATATCTACCAGACATTCTGATAGAGTTTTGTATTTGATTTGTTCCAGCTAAACTTGTATCATAATTATTCATTATTAAAGTAGTTTCACCTAAACCTTTTGATCTACCCACCTGTAAAGTTCCGTCTATAGCTACATTTGCGTTATTGTTAGACGAAGCATTTATTCCATTAGTATTTTGGAACAAAAAGGTCGTATAAGCGTTACCAGAACCAGGTGTTGTGAGTGGCATAAATGTTACTGTAGGTGATCCACTATTGTATCCACTATAAGTCATTCTTACTTGATCATAAGCAGATTGATTACCAAGATTACTTAATCTAAATCCTAATGTGTTTCCACCAGCAACTTCTAACTTACCTGATGGAGAGGTTACACCAATTCCGAAGTTTGAATTATAAAATGTAGCCATTTGACCTGCGGTATCAAAAAACGCTATAGATTCCGCACCTCCACTTGTTCCTCCTTTTATTTGTAATCTGTCTGTTCCTGCTCCAAAACCTATCATATCTATAACAGATCCGCTTGTGTTTCTTATGCCTTGTAAAAACTTACCATTGGTTGTTATCTTAACATCACCAGAACTACCTATATTAAATTTTTGTGTAGTTGTTCCTGAGCTACTTGTATAAAATTCAAAAGTAGTGTTACCACCTGTTGATTTAGAATATATTTCAGCAGTACCTGCTGTTGAATTATATTGTAACTGTAATGAGTTGTTTGTGCTTGCTGTAGCACCCATAATATACATTATACCTGAGCTACCAATAATTGTTCTTATAGCATCGTTGGTT